CAGTGTCAGCGCGTCGTTGAGGGCGTCGAGCGCGGCCGGGCGAGTCTTCTCCATCGTCATATCGCAATCCCTTTCTCCCGAAGCAGGAGGATGATTTCGGCGGCCGTCTCCGGACCGTTGTTGCCGTCCTCGTCCTCTTCGTAGGTTTCGGCGATCACGTCGGCAAGCTCGGCCTGCAAGGCTTCGTCAGCCAGCTTCACCGATCGCCCGGTACGGCCGTCCCACGTGTACACAGTGGACTCCCTAGGATGGAATGGGCCACCGGCCGGGGGGCTCTCAGGTCCAGCCCCGGCCGGTGGCCTCATGATCAGGGGTGAGCGCTCGAACCGGAGCCGAGCATGGTCGCGATGTCATTCTGCTGCCCGGACAGGGCGTCAAGGCACTGACTTGCGGTACCGGCACACGGGTTGTCCACAGAAGGCTGTGGAAATGTGGGCCAGTCGGGGGTGGAGCTGCACGTCCCATCGGCGTGCAGGTAGCCGCCCGAGCACCACGCGGTGGCCTCGCCCACGGTGGTCGTCGAGTAGACCGGCGGCTGGATGGCATGGGGGGTTGCAGTAGGGCGGACGACGGTGGTGGCCTTGCGTGGTGTCTGGACGGGGTTCGCCCTCGGTGGCGTCTTCACGGGCACCGGCACGGCGGCGATCGGCGGCTGGCTTGCCGGTGCCGCGGCACTGCCCGGATACAGGGGTGTCGACGCCGGTGGTGTGGCCGCGACCGGGGCGACGACGGTCGGCGAGACCTGCGGCGGCTGGGTGGTGTCGCGGAGCGCACCCGCAGTGAATACGGCGACCGCGACGACGAACAGGGCGAGCACGGCGGCAGATCCGACACGAAGCACGGCGTGGGATTCCTTGGCGTGTCTGGGCATGGTGGGTTATCTCCTGGTGGGTGGGTTGGCGAAGCTGAATCCGAGTGCCCGCAACAAGCTTTCGGCGGCGCAGCGACGAGCGACGTTCTCCCCTTCACTGCTGTCCATCTCGGGCAGGGAAGCCGCGTGCGCCAGGGCTACGCGAAGGTTGGTGATCTCGGCGGGGGTCAGCGGTTCGCGGTTTTGGATACGGGCGGCGAGGTCGTCCGCTTTCGCGTCGAGCTGGTATCTGCTGCGGTGTGTCATGGGCTCATGTTACCCCCTACGAGATGGGGCGACAAGATCCGTGCGTGGCTGGGATTCGCTCCCCAGCAGACCCGCGGCCGTACGTACCACGCCCTGCCACACCACGCTCCGATGAGTGATACGGATGACGCCATTGCCGGGCGAGGAATCGCTTGCTTGCGGCCTGGCCCGGCGTAACCCATCCGACCTGGTCACCACAGGTCGCGTGCGCCGGCGGGTTCCGATGTTCCCGCTGACCGTCCTTCCTCACGGAAAGGACCGGCGCCCCTATCTCACGCCACGGTGGCGTGTGCTCGCTGCCGACGCAGGTGGGCGCGCTGGGTCGGGGTGTGGCCGCCGAAGATGCCGTCCTGCTCGTTCAAGCCGAGCTGGAGGCACTGAACGGCGACCGGGCAGCCGAAACAGACGGCCCGCGCTGCGGCGACCTGGATCTCATGGGCCACCGTGCCCTCCTTGGCGTCGGGGAAAAACGTCTCGGGGTCGACATCCTTGCACTTGCGGAATACACGCCAGTCCATGGTTTCCTCCCTTCGCGCTGGCGGTCTCTCCTGCCTTCAGGTTACCCCCTCACGATAGGGGGCACAAGTGGTTTTACAGGAGGACCACGATCGAGATCAGCAGGCATGCCGAGCAGGCCAGCATCATCACGCACGCCGGCCGGGACAGGCGACCGCGCCACGACATGCCCGCGTCGTAGGTACGGGACTCGACCACGGCGGACCCCAGCGTAAGCAGCCAGAGGACGCCCACGACAATCGCCGTGATCATCGTCCGCCGCCGTTGCGCAGCCGGGCGAGGTGCTGGCCCTTCGGCCACTTCTCGATCCTCGAACAGGTCTTCCAATGCTGCTGGAAGGTGGCGACGCCCGCCGCGCGCGCCCCGGCGGCCTGGTTGCGGCTGCGGAACTGGCCCACCACCGGCCGGCCGGTCGGGTTGTCCTGGCTGCGGACGCCGGGCGAGAGAGTGAACAGCGAGTTGGTCACCGGCTCGGCGTCCATCGGCAGCAGCTTGGGCTCGCGGGCTGCCGCGCTGCGCGCCTCGAGGTTGGGCTGGGTCTGCGCCCAGATGATCGGCTCGCGGCACCACTTGCACGGCACGGTCGGATACGGCGGCGCTTCGCTCACAGCGTCCGCCTGCTGTGGTCGACGTGCCACTGGCACACATCGGTACCGGGGGTGATCGGGTAGGGGCAGCGAGGAATGCCGCTGGCCATGAAGTGCGTGTGGTGCAGGCGGCGCCCGTCAGCCATCACGCACTGGTCCGGATTGTCGACTGGGATCGCAATCTTGGTGCCGTACAGCGCACGGTACAGGAGGCGCTGCACCGCACTGCGCAGTGTGGCCAGGTCGCCGCGAAGCCGGATGACTTCGGCGGCGTTCGCGGTCACGGGCACACGGAGAACCGAGGTACCGTCCTGGCGATCCTCCCAATCCAGGGAGATACTGCGCCCGTCCTGCTCGGCCTCGATGAACCGAGCTGGCGCATCCCCACGGCGACGGTCGAACACGATGTCGATGTAGTCGGTCACGACGTGTACCCGTAGCCCTTGCAGTGGGAGCAGACCGCGGTGTGCGGTGGGATGAACGGCGCCGCCAGTTCGGCGACCTTGGCATCCCAGGCCTCCAGCGCCTCCCGCTTGGTGGGCGCCGACAGCCGGTCGACGAGCTGCGCTTCATGCTTGAAATGGGCGCCGAACGTCGCCTCCCGCTGCCTCCGGTGTTCGGCGTCCCGGGCGCTCTTGCTGCGGCCGGTGGCGCTGCGGTAGGGCAGCGCCACGTCGTAGGGGATCGGCCCGTGCACCACCAGCTCGCGCTTGCTTTCGAAGAGGTAGACGCTCAGGTTGAGACCCAGTTCCTTGACGGCGTGTTCGACGTATGCGGCCACGGCGTTGCGCAGTCCATAGAGGCTGCCGGGAAACAGGTGCGCGGCCACCCGGCCGTAGAAATTGCCCAGCGCGGGCTCGTCCAACATCCACGTCCGAGTCGGATCGGGGTCCGGGTCGCCGTCGATCGCGACATAGCCGCGCACGTCGAACTCCCGGGTCTGGTCCGGTTCGGTCTCGGTGACGCTCTCGTACAGGCCGCGAACGCTGGACCAGGTCGGGTCATCCATGTCGGCTGGGTAAGCCCCGGCCCGTTCGCCGAAACGCGCCTTGGCGTACTCCCAGAGCCCGGCCTGGTCGCCGCCGGGATTGGGCTGGAGCTGGTGGCCGACGACCCGGCTGCGCCCGGACCACACCGCCCCGATTGCGTCGACGGGTTGGTCGGAGACCAGGAATTCGCCGTAAGGCTTGTCCCAGGCGTTCGTGTCCGGATGGCTGAGCACGGCCATGTCGACGATGTAGGCATCCGGGATGCCGTCGCCGGCCTGGGGGTTGTCGACGATTCCACGCCAGCGCAGGTCCCGACTGTCGAACCCCATGCGGTCGCGGTCGGTGAGCACCGGCCGGGGATAGAACCACCGCTCACCGGCGGGCGTCTCGGCGTGCAGGTAAAAGGTGGGTATCAGCTCGGACATAGCGCCACTCCATGTGATCGCAAGTAGTCGGTGATGGCGTGGGCGGCGGCTTCGGAGTCCACCACCGCGACGCCAAGATCATCGAACACGTGGTCTTCGATGATCTTGGCAAGGTCGAGCGCGGTGACCGGCTCAGGAGGCATCGACGACCCCCGCGGCTAACTCGATGTCGTTCAGTAGTCCCCGCAGCGCGTCGATTCCGGGTTCGGTCACATCCGGCACGACGAGCGCGTACTTGACGCCCAGCATGGTGACCGCCTGCCATACGGTGCGCCGGTCGGTGAGCCACTGCTCCTGACCGTCGATCACGCGGCGGGGCGTGGTCGGGTCGTCGCCCGCCGAATCCACGAGCGCCATGGTCAGCCCCGTGTGCGCGAGCGTGGCAGGACGGGCGATCTGGGCGGCAGGAAAGGCGCCCTCGCCGTAGAGCACGTGGCATCCCCAGCCGGTCACCGGCCCGGTGGCGATGCCTAGACCCGCCAGCCAGCCCGCGCTATCCCGAGCCATGTCGGCAACGTCGTCCGTAGCTCGCGGTGACTTCCAGTCCACACCGCGCCGCACGCCCGGCTCGATCACGACCGTCACGCCGTCCTGAAGCGCGAAGTTCGCGGCCTCCACGTTGGTGAACTCGAACAGTGGCCGGTCGTCTGCGATACGCCGGGCCAGTGGGGTACTCGCGGGCGTGAGTCCAACGGCGACAATGGGCAGCATGGGGGATGATTCCTTCCGGTGAAGCGATTCGCTTTACGCCTTACCGGCGATGTTACCCCCTGCGGCATGGGGGCACAACTAGGGAGCACCCATGGACAAGCAGGACCTCGACAACCGGTTCGCCCAGACCATAGAACCCGGCACGCCTGCGCAAGGCCTGCGGGACGTGCTGCACGACGCGGCGCTGGGCGTCGACGGACTGATCGACGACGGGCCGATCAAGACCACGCTCGTGCAGCATCTGGAGAAGGCGCTGCACGTCGCGCTCAGCGTGCCGGAACACCATGAGCGGACAGCGCCGGCGACAGACGACCAGACCGACGAGGTCGAGCCGGTAGAGTAAAGCTTGCCGGTCGGCGCCGGCGGACGAACGCCTGGTCAAGGTTTGCGGAAGCCCCGACCAGGCGTTCGTCGTTCTACGTGGTCGGGACGACAGTCACGGAGACGGCCGGGCAGGCGGTGTCGCCGGCGGGGCCTTCGTCCACTCGGGTGCGCCCATCGGAGAAGTCGTTGTAATTGCGGCAGGCGCCCGAGCTGTCCCGGTCGAAATATTGCTTGGTCACCGAGACGCCGGCCGCCCCGTTTTGACCGTCCCTGCCGTCGTTGCCGTTCCTTCCCGACGCGCCGGCGGGGAGTTGCCCGATGTCCACTGTGGTGCCATCGGTGTAGGTCACCAGTAGGTGGAAGGCCGACGTGATGGCGGTACTGGCCACGCCCCGTCCGGGCAGACCGTCGCGACCGACGACCGGCCCCACGTCGGCCGCGGTGCCGTCGTCGTAGGACAGGACCAGGTGGCCGCCGGTAATCAGCGTGCTGGTGATGCTCCGGCCGCGGTCGCCCTTGCCGCCGTTGGCTCCGGCGACCTGGCCCTTGTCCTCCGTGCGCCCATCGGTGTAGGTGACGAACAGGTGACCACCGGCAATCGAGGTAGCGGCCACGCCGGGTCCGGCAGGGCCGCGCTCCCCGCTGGGTCCGGTGGCCGGACCGGGGGCAGCCACCACGGACTGGACCTGGCTGGCCTGCTGGCAGAGCCCCTGCTGCTGGAGCTGGGTTGCGGCGGCATCGCGCCCCCGGCAGGCCGCGTCGACACCACCGGCGAGCGGGGCCGCGGCGCTGGCCACTGAGCTGGACCTGGCGTTCGCCGTGTTGGCCTGATCTTGGGCCGCGTAGGTGTGGCTGGTGAGCACGAGCGAGAGCGGGACCATGGCCGCCAGGACGACCATGCCCGCAACCAGCAGCACCCAGGTAGGCACGCGACGGTATAGCGGTGTCCGACTGGGCGGCGCCGCCAGTGGCGGGGGGACGGTGCTAGTCATCACTTACCCCAGCCTTCTGCTGTCCGAGCTTGGCCATGATTTCCGCGACCTGCGCCAGTTCCACATTGCCCTCGCTCTCAGCCTTGCCCATCAGGTACTCCGGCGTCATCTCTTTGGGGATCGGCGGCAGCTTCCAGCCGGACAGGGCAGCCAGTTGCCGCACGTCGTAGGACCAGGCCATGGCCGCGATGTTGATCTCCTTGACCTGCCGGAGCTCCTTCGCCTCGCGGCCGGTGCGCCGGGAGCGGAAGGTGGCCAGGGCCAGGATGAGGAACAGCAGGGTCGTCAACCCCGATACGAGTGTGCCCAGTGCGCCGGTGGTCACCGTCTGGCCTCTTGCCCCGCCGCGTCGCTGTAGCTGGCCGCGATGATGGTGTGCACGGCGACCAGTGCGGTGGCCACGCAGGGAAACAGCACCGTGCCGCGGGGGCTCTGGGCGAGCGCGCCGATCCACAGACTGGAGGAATACATCACCCAGACGCCCGCGGCGGCCAGGTGGGCGTAGTCCAGGTACCTGGCCGCCCAGTAGGTCACGGCCAGCGCGATGGAGGTCAGGCCGAAGGCCAGTACCCAGACGGGTCCGAGGTGGCTGATGTACAGCACGATGCGCGCCGTGATGGGTCGGGTGGGATAGACCAGGCTGGGCGTCACGTGCAGGACGGCAGCGACAACCTGAAGCACGAGCAGCGCCACCGACAGTTGCGACCGGTGGCGCCGGGGGCTGGGCACGGTGTGTTACCCCTTCGATCTTCCCCCGGGGTGGTGTGCCTTGAACGCGGCGCGGCCTTCGGGGGTGGCCAGCATGATGTTGGTGGTCAAGCCGTCCGCCATCTCGGCGGGGACGTTTTCGGAGAGCAGAGCGTCGCGCAGCGCCGTCCAGGGATGCGCCTTGTCGATGTAGCGGGCCAGCCCTTCGCCCGAGGTCCAGTACTTCCACAGTTTTGAGCCGGGACCGTAGGGCAACCTAGACGCGGCGAGCTCGCCGCCCAGGTCAAAAGGGTGCACCACCCCCATGTCGGCCAGCAGCATGTCGCGCTGGATCTCGTTGGCTTCGGTGGCCGTCCTGGACGGCAGGCCCCACTGGTCGGCAAGCTTCGCGGCGATCTTGTCCGCCAGCTCGTCGTTGGGGTCCGGCGGTGCGAGCTGCGCCGCCGAGCGCACCGCACCGGCCGCCACCAGAGCCTCGGGGGCACCGGAGGCAATCCGGGCACGGGGCACCGGGTAGCCGGGCGTGTTGACCTGAAGCACGGCCACCAGGTCCAGGCCGTGGCCGTCGACGTTGCGCCAGTCGCCGGACGGCGCGGAGGCGAGCAGGGCGACACGCTCCTCCTGCGACAGGCCGGGCCGTACGGTGCCCGCAATCCAGATGCCGTGCGCGTCCTCTCCGGCGTTCACGTCGGCCACCGCGAGCCCGGTGTGGTCGTAGTGGCGCAGGGCACCGGAGGCACCGGCCGTCAGCTCGGCGTGGCTGGTGTTCATGGTGAGGTTGCCGATGCCGATGGTGCGTTCGATGCCGTCGCTGTCCACCACGCGCTTGGCCTTGTTGCAGTAGTGCGCGTACCCGGAAGGCGAGCGCGGCGGCCGGACGCAGCGCCCCTGCACGCCGATGTGGCAGGACCGCCAGGTGGCGATGTGCCCGGTGATGCGGTCGCCGTCGATGGTGAGCGGGGTGGGCTCGGTGAAACCGGGATCGGTGAAGTAGCCCAGCGGCGGCAGGCTCGCCGCGGCGCTGGCGGTCAGGCTCTGCGGCAGCTTGAGACCCAGTTTCTTCGCCGCCGCCTTGATGTGCGCCTTGATCTTGCCGTTGGGGTCCTTGCCGAGCCCCACCATGTTGGCGGCCTTGTCTAGGTCGGCCTGGTTCTCGATCGGGTAGGACGCGTCGCCGCCGTCGTCCTGGCTGCCCTTGATGGCCAGGCCCTTTTTGAACGCGCGCTTGCGCTTGGCCGCGGTCGGGGAGAACTCGCCATCGGCGGTCAGCGTCCAGCCCTCGGTCTCCTGCTCGCCCAGGTCGCACAGGAGGCAGTGATCGCCCAGCTCCTCCGCGGAGAACGCCGACGCCACGACGGCGTCCGGCTCCGGCAGCGGGGCGCCGTCGTGCTCATCGCCCATCTCCACGTAGGCGTCCTCGAACGCCGGAATGGGGCACAGGGTGGTGGCGGCGATCCGGCCGGCGGTGACGTTGATCTGGCGGTCGTCGGCCTCGGTGAAGTCCTCTTCATAATCCACCTCGGACAGGTCCACCGAGTTGCCGCGCAGGTGACCGTCCTTGGCGCTCTTGCCACCGGCGGTATCCGGGTCGATCAGGCCGTCGCCGCGCCACACGAACGTGCCCTCGGGGAACGGCGAGCCGGTCTTTTTGCTGACCACCTCGGGACCCGGCACCCGCTCCATGGTGGTCAGGTGACCGATCACCTCCGCGCCGGCATGGCCGCCATCCGCCCCCGGGTTCTTCGTCTGGGCGAGGATGGACATCGGCAGCGCCCGGTGTTCGAGCGCGCCGGGCGCGATGAGCCGGCCGTCCGAGGTGCGCAGGCCTTCCACCACCAGCACCGGGAAGTGCACCGGGATCTGTCCGTTCTCATCCGGCTTGCCGAGCTCGGGCTGGGCGTCGGTGCTGGCGGGGCTCGCCGTCGCGGTTTTGCTGGCCATCTCGGCGGTCCTTCCCTCGGTGTAGCGGCTGGGTGCCTCCAGCTCGACCGGGGTGGAGCCGGTGAGCGGGAAGTCCTGGACATCGTTACCCAAGGCCAGCCGGATACGTCCGAGAGTCACGGGTCCGGGGTTGGCGTTGAGCGCGCCCACGTCTGTCGAGTCGTAGGCCGCAGCAATGTGCGGCAGGTAGGGCGAGTGTTGCTCGGGGTAGTCGGCGCCCATGATCTGCTCGGACAGGGCGTAGGCCTCCGATTGCAGGCCGGACAGCCCGAGGGTGCGACCGTCGATCTGATAGACCACGCACGGCTTCATGGGCTCGCCCTGCGGGTTGGTGCCGCCGTCCGCGTTCCAGATGGACTGGGCGAAGATCCGGGCTTCGATCGGCCCGTAGTTGGTGGCCAGCCGCGCCACGGCACCCTGAAGGGCTTCGGTCCGTTCCTCGGTCCACTGGTCGACGCCGTCACCAAGGAAGGCCAGGGTGCAGTGCAGCTCCTCCGGCGGCAGGCCGCCGTCGACGGCGAGCGTCTTGGGGTCGTCCGGAATGAGCGCGATCATGCCGGAGGTCGAGAAGTCGTCAGCCATCGTTGCCGTCCCAGGTGTTCTTCGGTAGCGGCTGCTCGGTCTTGATGGCGGTTACCATGGCCCGGACCAGGCAGTCCTTGGCTTCCAGCAGTTTGCGCAGGCCTTCGGTGAGCTCGGGGCTGTCCGGCAGGGTCGCCACCATCTGCTCCGCGAGCTGGCCGCATGCCGCCGAGATGGCCTGCATCTCCGACTTGGCCAGATGCCCGTAGGTGAAGTACTGCATGATGTGCCGGGTTCCGGGGTGTCGTCCCTCGTAGGCCTCGGTCATGCCGGTAGCCACCTTCCGTTCGTCACGGGCACTTGTGCCCCCTGTCTAGAGGGGGTAACATCGGGGTATGAGCGAAACGGCAGAGCAGGGCAACGTGGTCGCGGTCAACGGCGGCAAGGTCCACGTCCGGTATCCCATGCTCAGGGACGCGTGGCCGCTGTGCCGTACCGGCGCCCAGATGCGCCGCGGCACCCGGTACACGACCACTGATCGGCCGGTCACCTGCGCCAAGTGTGCCCCGATGGACACGCACGACTGCCACCCGGGCACCTGAGCCGACCACTGACTTCCTGCGGGTGCGGGACGTAGGGCACAGGCTCCGGCAAGCTCCGCGGCAGACCGGATCACCCGATGCGAATATCCCGCACCCGCAGGGACCGGCGCTCACGCTGCCTCCAGCCACTCGGCTTGCAGCCGGACGATGCGGTCCCGCTCGTCACGCTCGCGCTGCGCCGTGGTGCCGGCCCGGCCCGCCGCGTCGTCCATCTCCGCGAGCGCCCGGATCTGCGCCATCGCCTGGGTCTGGGTGCCCACCGTGGACGCCATCAACTGCCGCACGTCATCCGGCATGGTGCGGGCGTTCTCCGGGAACAGCCAGGCGCTGGTCATATGGCACCGGCACCCCCGGTGGTCGCCCGGATGGAAGTAGGGGCCACACCAGGCGTAGTCCGGCCCGGTGGCCAGCCGTTCGTCGGTGGCCGAATTGAACCGGTGGTCGTCGAGCTGGGCGTGCGGCTCGAAGGTGTTGCGCGGCTCGGTGCCGTAAGACCACATCGTGCCGAACTCGGGTCCGGCCACCGCGCGGATCGCCGCCGTCACGTCCTTGCCGAGTCCGATGCCATCGCCCGTGCCCGGCTCGCTGCCGCCGATATGCGCGAGGGCGTCCCGCAGATCGCCCGGCGTCACGATGGACTCTGGCACCTCGCCGCGCAACTCGTCGCCCGCACGGCCGTAGAGCTTGTCCAGGACTCGAGTCTCGAGGCGGTCCTGCAACAGACTCCAGGCCGCAGGAAGGCGGGACAGCATGACGCGGGTCAGGTTCGCCTGGGTCGTGAGCGGAAGGCCGAACAGTTTCGCGGCGGTCTTCACCGCGGCCTTGACGGTGGCCGTCGACCAGGCGGTGAACCGTCCGGCCAGCGCGGTGAAGGCGCGGCCGATGAGCAGTTCCTCCGACAGGCCCAAGTCCATGATCTCGTCGCGACCCAGCATCGGGCAGATGTTCTCCGGGTCGACGTTGCGCAGCCTGGCCGCCCAGTCGCTGTGTTGCGCCGCCGAGCGCACCCGCGCGCCCGCCTTCTCCATGGCCCGCAGGATCGCCATGTCGGCGGCGACGGTGAGCTTGTCCAGCAGCGCGTTGTCCAGGTCGGCCAGGGCGTCGTTGGTGACCACCCGGTACCCGTCGCGCCCGGCGGAGGCGGCGACACCCTTCGGGATGGTGGTGGGGATCTTCACGTTCGGGACCTGACCGGGCGCCGCCGGCTGGCCGGAGTCCGGGCCGTTGAGCGGGGTGCCGTTGGGCCGTTCCGGCACGGTGATGGTCTCGCGGATGTTGGGCATGAACTTGGTGCCCACGATCATCTGCAAGAGCTGCGACATGGTGGTCGGGTCGGCGGCGCTCTTGAGGGCGAACAGGATGCGCAGGTCCTCTTCGCTGGGCTTGTCGTTGTCGTTGTAGCCCAGGTCGGTGCGGGCCTTGTCGCTGGAGATCAGGCCGCGGTCGTAGGCGTCCTTGGCGTCCTGGGCGCGATTGGCGGTCTCGGTGACGTTGCTGGCGTCGTACCAGACGCGCACCTTTTTGGCTTCCTCCGGCGTGACGCCGCCGAACTTGACCATGGTGCGGCGCAGGTAGGCGTCGGTGAGGCTGTCCGCGATGAGCCGGACGCCGGGCTCCATGTGGTTTTTGAAGTTCTGGCTGTCCAGCAACCAGCCGGTCCAGTGGTTGACGCCGGCCACACCCTTGAGCATGTCCGAGGGCATGTCCAGGCCGTCCGCGAGCCGACCCAGCCCGGCCTCCTGCTTGCCGATCAGCGTCGGGCTGTCCTCCCGCTGGAAGGTGACGTGCCGGAAGACCTTCAGGTCCTCCGGGTCACCCTGGAGGACCAGTGGCACCACCATGCCGGGGTGGCCCTCGTTCATGATCGGCGCGGTCATCGCCGTGTTGAACTCGTCCTGAAAGTCGTCCTCGTTGTCGGGGTCCCCGTCCTCCCCGCGGGACTGCGGGGCGATGGTCATCCCGGTGGACACCAGCACCACGCCGTTGCGCATGATCCGGGACCGGGCGGCAGCCCGCAGCTCCCGGCCAACCAGGATCACGTCCTCGCAGGTGTCGAGCATCGAGCGCATCGGGGAGGTGGCGAGCTGCTTCCATCGCGCATTGGGCACCCACAGACGGATGAGGGTGTCGGTGTCGGTGTCGATCGGCTCGGGAGGCAGGCCGGGGGTGGTGATCACGCCCAGGCCGCCGGAGGACACCACCTGGACCTCGTCGGTCGAGAGGGCCTGCCACTCTTCGCCGCCGCTGCCGTCCTTGTTGCTGCGGCCCCACAGCCAGCATTCCCCGCCGACGCCGAAGCACTGGCTGATGGTGCCCTGGAAGGCGAACCCGTTGTCGAACGGCAGCGGCGCCAGCGCGTCCCGGGCGGCTTTTTTCACCTGCTCGGACAGGGTGCACTGCTCGGAGGTCAACAGGATCGGTTCGTCGTCGTCCTCGTTGATCTCGGCAGCGACGAACTGGACCTTGCTCACGACGTTGGCGATGACCCGGAAGGCCTTGCCCAGTTCGCCGATTTGCTCCACGTAGTCCCAGGCCATGCTCTGCCATGGGCTCTTGGCCGCGGCCAGGCGCTGGGTGAGGCTCGGGTCCTTCAGGTTGACCAGGGTGCCGGAGGCGGTCAGGGCCGACTGGGAGATGACGCGGGGATGGTCGGGCTTCGGTTTACGGAGCGCCACCAGACCCTCCTACGTCTCCAGTCGATCGCTGGCCTGGGTGATCACGCCGGCCAACGCCGAGAATGCCAGTGTGCGCGCCAGGGCGTCCCAGACTCGCGGACACGCGGCACGCGCCAGCACCGCCGCGGCGCCGATCCACACCGACAGGCACCACGGGCAGGTCAGCAGCTCGTAGGCGAAGCGGGCGCGCGGGGAACCGGGAAGGGTGCCCTTCTGTACGTCGGCCACCTCGACCGGGTGCGGGTAGCCGCGTTTGCTCAGCCAGTCGTACACCTGCTCGCGCACCGGCTCGGTGATGTCGTCGGTGATCGCCAGCCGGGTGAGGCGGTAGACGGCGAGGGCGTCGGTCAGAACGTCCACAGCCACAGGTGTGCCGCGCACACCACGAGCAGGACGACGGCCATCCCGGCGCAGAAGCCGCCGAGCCGGGCGCGACCCACCGCCACGTCTTCCTCGTTGGCGGTCGCGCGGTGTAGTCCGGATTGACTCATGGTTCACGTCAGCGCCCTTCGATTTTCGGGTAGTCCACGGTGGGCGGTGTCGGGTCGGCTCCGGTGAAGAGGCGGGTGAGCACGCTGGCCGGACCGTGCTCACCGAGCCGGTAGGCAGCCGCCGACATCAGGCGCTCATCGGATTGCAGCCGGTAGACGATGGTGTCCATCTGGGTGCGGGCATAGGCTGCGCAGTCGCTGGCGCCCGGGCTGCCGTCGTAGATGAACGCCAGGCACAGGTCTGCCCCGGCGTCCACCAGAGCGCGGTTGCGGCGGATGCCGGCGGCGGCGCCGGTGACCCAGGCGGCCGGGAGCCCTTCCTGTCTCTGGTCCCGCTCCTGCGCCCATTCCTTGCCGTAGAGGTCCACCCCTTCGGGGCAGTCCCCGTGCCAGATGAGGACCGGACCAAGGTTGGCGTGGTGGAAGTCGAGCGCCTGCCAGATGAAGCCGCGGAACTTGCGCGGCCACTTGCGCGAGCCGGTTAGCAGGATGCGGAACGGGTTGGGCACCCAGTCGGTCATGAGTCGGCCAGCTCCAGACACAGGCGCATGGTGTCAGCCGCCTGCGGCTCGGTGTAGTCGCCCATGCCGCAGCGGCTGGTGACGGCGAGGGCCTGACGCCCGGCGTGGGTTTCCATCAGCTTCAGCGCGGTGTGCGACTGGGTGGCCATGCCGGGTCCGGCGACGCCGGCGATGATCTCCCATGCCGCGTCGAGCCGGGCCAGCGGCGCGTAGTAGTCGTCTTCGATCGGCGGCGGGTGCTGGCCGTAGGCCGCCGGGATGTGCACCGGAGGCAGCGTCTGCGCCGAGCGCGCCAGCCGGCGGGACAGCGCGTTGAGGTAGAGCACCACCGGGGTCATGTCCCGCGGTGCGACGGCCTCTTTCCCGCCGAGTCGCCCGTAACACAAGTGCAGGTAGGCCCGCCCCGGCGGCAGCAGTGCCAGGACCCGGGCGGTCCGTTCGGCCAGCCAGCGCGCCGCGGCCGGACGTAGGGCGGGCGGTATCTTGTTGAGGGCGTAGAGCACGTGCGGTTCCTCAAGCTGGAACACCGCGTCGATGCCGTGCGCCGTGGCGTGGGTGTTCACCTGCGCCACCTCGTCGGTTAGGTCGTCTTCGTACAGGCCTTGGTGTTTGAGGGCGAGGCGGGCGCCGTTGCCGGTGCGCACCGGGTGCCGGGCGTCGATGGAGCCCACGAAGGTGAACAGCGCCAGGTCGATGGGATGCGCGCGGCAGACCTGCACAGGCGGTTTGCCGGCGGGTAGGTCTTCGTACGCCTTCAGCGCGGCGTCGATCTTGGCTCCACGGTCCAGGGACACGTCGAGCCAAGACAGTTCGCTGGTGGGTCGATAGACCATGAAATCCTCATAGCCCTGGTAGTGGCCGAAACGCACGGCACGGAAGCCATTGCGGGCGCGCAGCGAGCGCAGGTAGTCGATGATCCAATACTGCTCGAAGTCGATCGGGAGCTGGGTGAGGTTGGCGGGCTCGCCGGCGTGCGCGAGGAACCAGGTGAACGGGTCGGCCACCTCCGGCGGGGTTGAGCCGACCGGGTGGATTTTGCGCTTGAGCATTCACGTGTCCTTTCCGCAGGGACAGCCTTCGATGCAGCACTGGGGACGCGGGTCGTCCAGCGAGTGGATGTCGTGGAACATATTGGCGTGCTCGCAGGTATGTAGCGGGCACGGTGCCGGTAGCGAGCCGTGCTGCGCCGGCCAGGGGACCAGGTCCTCCGCGCGCATCTCCGGATGTGCGGCCACCACCGACTCCCATACCGGCAGGTTGCTCACGACGCTGGCCACTCCACGGGAACGGGCTGAACGTGCAGGCACCCGCAGTCGCGGCAGAGCCGAACCCGCTTGCGCCCTAGGTCGCACGGCCACCAATCGCCGTTCTCGTGCGGGCACGGGCGGCCGTGGATGAGCACGAAACGCGCCTGATAGCCGAGGTTGCGCAGTCGGTTCTTCACGACGCCGGCCACCTCACGATGCGCTTGCTGTAGCTGGGACCCGCCCAGGCCTTGAGTGTGGAGCCGCAGCCGCAGCCGCCCATCGGCGTGACGACCACCAGGCCTTCCTCGGTGGCGATGTCGACGCCGACGTGCCGGGTGGACCAGTTGGGCTCCGGCGTGGCCTCCAGCAGGAAGGGGGCCTGGAAGTCGGCGTGGTCCTCCAGTCCCGGGCGGGGGCGGGTGCGGTAGACGGTCAGGCCGCGCGAGCCGAGGTAGACGCGGCAGCGGTGCCAGGCTTCGCCGGTCTCCGCGAAGAGGACGGACGCCGGCCAGAAACTGCCGTAGATCACGTCACCGGTAGGGTTGCTGGTCTCGGTAGAAGTCATGGGCTGATCGTAGTCTCCCCCCGGGCGGGAAGGGGCAAGACACACGTCGGCCCGTCTCGCCTGATACGTGAGACGGGCCGACGTACCGGACCCTGGCCGCAACCTGGTGACCGGAGCCTACTTCCTGCCGTCGTTGATGGCGTCCCACAGGCCCTGACGGTCGTCGTCGCTGGCCTTCCCGGCGTTATCCAGATGCCGGTCGTCGTCCTCGACCTTCGCCGACTCGGACCGGGCGTCCTTGCTGTTGTCTCGCTTCTTTCCCATGGCCTCATGTTACCCCTGTCCGTTGGGGGTCACAAGGCCGTCCTGGTTGTGCTGCCAGGTGAACAGCCAACCCGCCCGGTGCAGCCGGGTCATGAGCTGAGCCTGCAACACGCCCTCGAACTGAGCCATTCGCGCCGCGTACTCGGTGCGCGCCCGGTGCCACTCGGCGTGCCGGTCGCAGAACCTGCCGCGCGGTGCGCCGAGGCAGTCCGTCCAGGCGCACTGGTCCGCCCGGCGTTCAAGGCGGTAGACCTCGGTGGGCGGTGCGGTCAGCGCCCACCGCAGGTCATGTTCCACCATGACCCAGCCGTCCCGCCTCTTCGTGCAGGATCGCGGTCAGCGCGGCATGCAGGATCGCGGTGTCGGTCATGCTGTAGACCAGGACCGCGTCGCCCTGACAGCCGCTCTTGTCGTGCAGATGCACCCGCACGATGGACACCGGTTCCGTGTCCTCGCTGAACCCGTCGCGCCGGGTGCACACGAAGCCGGAGGCGACGGAGGCGACCTCCGCGACGTAGGTTCCGTCACCGATGTCGACGGCCTCGATGTGGTCGGGGATGTCCATGCTCCCGCTTTCAGAGGGTGGGGAGGGCGTGCTCGGCGGCGGCGTTGTCGGGCCGGATGTCGCGCACCGGCCAGGTCCGCGCGATGGGACCGTGGCTCTGCTCGGCGTCGGCGTAGGCCCGGTCCTCCAGCTCGCGCAGGCTGGAGACCTCGCCGGGCCACACCTCGACCCGGACCTGGTATCCGGACAGGTCCACCAGGTAGACCTCCCGGTCCTCGACGCCCTGATGCTGCCAGGTGGTCGGTACCGGCGTGAAGCGGACCCGCAGGTCCTCACCCTTCGCCCAGTGGGTCGTGGCCCGCGCGATGACACGGGCCTGGGGTGTGACGCGGGCCAGCAGCCGGGCCTGTTCGCGCCGCAGCCCGCGGCCGAACTTGCGGGCCACCCGGTACCACCGTTTCCGTGCCATGGTCCCCAGGTTACCCCATACGTGAGGGGGCTACTATAGGCCCATGAAGCGAACGAGAGTGGTACCGGCCGTGATCGTGGCCGGCGTGGTACTCGCCGCCTTCGGGGCCTGGTGGTACTGCGCCGGTCTCGTCGCGTTGTGGGCGCTGTCCTTCGCGGCCCGTGGCCTGCATGGTGGCGGTACCTGGTACTCCAGCTTCGGGCGGTCCTGGCACGAGCAATACGGACCCGTGGAGCCTCGCGAGACCACCTATCACCGAGAGGACCCGCGACCGTGAAGACCCGGAACTGGTCGAGGACCCGCCTGCGGTTCTTCGCGGCCCTCACCATCGGCGGTACCGCCGTCATCAGCTTCTCCAGCGTGCAGCACCTGGCCTACGTCAACGGCTTCGGCTGGCTGTCCTGGCTCTACCCGCTGTGCCTGGACGCGGTGGCCGCGTTCGGCATGGACGTGTGGATTCGGCGCTCGCCGGCATGGAAGGCCGCCGCGTGGCTGGCCCTGTTCGCCATCCTGTGCTCGCTGCTGGCCAACGGCTGGGACCACGGTTCGAACGGCTGGTTGGCGGCGGTCCTGGGCGCGCTACCGCCGTTCATGCTGGCCTGCCTGCTCGGCGTGCTGCACAAGCACGGCGCGATCCCGCCCCCCGATGAACGGGACCGCGTGCCGGAGACGGTATCGGCGCCGGAGAACAACGGGCAGGGCCGAAAGACACCGGTCGCACCCAGCACCGGCTGGCCGTTCGCGCCGCCGGAGACCGCCAGCGAGCGCACCCAGATCATTCCCGCCTACCGGCCGGAGCCGCCGAAGGTACGGCCCGACCTAGACGCCGAGCGCACCCAGGTCTTCGCGCCGGTGAAGGCGCCGAAGGTGAGCTCGCCGCTGCGCCGCACCCCGCCGAAGCGGGCACCACGCCCGGCCGGGACCAAACGGGCGGGCCGCACGGACGCCGAGATCATCGCGGACCTGGGCGAGACGGTCGACCAGATCACCAAGCGCCGGCTGATGGACACCTACGGGGTGGGCTCCACGCGCGCCCTGCGGATCATGAAGGAGGCTCGCGATGGGCAGGGGTAAGCAGCACGAGATCATCGACATCGCCCTGGGTCTGCTGCTGGCCAAGGGTCTGGGCAAGCTCGGCAAGGTGGTCCGGCGGCTCGCGTTCCGCTGGCGCCGAGCCTTGGCACCGTTGTGGGCCGGGGTGGGCCTGTGGCTGTTCGCGGTCCTGTGGCGCTGGCTGGTACCGGACCCATGGTGGCCGCCGGTCCTGGTGGTACCGGTCCTGGGCGTGACCCTGGCGGTACTGGGTCCGCGCATCGGGGACCGGGCCGCCCGGATCGCGATGGCGGTGGTACCGGACACCCTGGACACCGGGAAGGTCGGCGTGATGGACCGGCCCGTGGAGCGCATCTACTTCGGGTCCCTGTGCGCCTGTGTCGGGACCTGGCTGGCCGTGCGCATCGCACTGGGACCCAGCAGCGGTACCGCACTGGGCTGGCAGATAGGGGTGGGCCTGTTCGGCGGGATCTGGTGGTTCCACCGCCGCATCCGCATCGCCGGCCGGGCCGACAAGTACGCGCGCAAGTGGACCCGCATCCGCGACAAGGACCGCTGTCCCCCGATGCTCACCCTGCTGGTCGGATCCAAAGTGCTGCGCGCCGAGGGCGGCCGCAACGGGGTGGCCCGGTTGCTGATCGAGCTGCACGAGTCGGTCACACCGGACATCATCCCCCGGCTGGCCAACAACCTGGCCAGCTTCTACAACCTGCGCCCGGGTGCCGTATTCCCCACCGCCGACGAGAGCAAGGCCCGCCGGGTGTGGTTGACGTTCCTGCCGAAGGACCCGTGGAAAGGCAAGCTCACCCACCCGCTACCCGAACCGGGCACCATCTCCCTGGCCGGCATGAACAAACGTCTCTCGCTGGGTCTCACCTCCCAGGCGGTGGAGCTGTCCATGAAGATCTGGCACACCCAGCTCGTCGGGGCCAACGGCTCCGGCAAGTCGGGCATGCTGCACAACCTAATGACCTGGCTGGTCGCGGCCACCGACGCCGTGGTGGTGGGCATCGACATGGCCGGCGAGGCGACGCTGGGGGTGTGGAAGCGCTGCCTGGCGCTGCCGCTGGCCTCCGACGTGGCATCCGCCTACGTGGTGTTGGAGCGGGTGCTGGCCACCATTGAGGACCGGGAACGCCAGCTCGGCGTCAGTGCGGCGGACAGCGAGGACGCCGAGGACAGTTTCGAGCCCACCTCCGAGCACCCGTGGCTGTTCCTGGTGATCGACGAGTTTCCGGACCTGATCGACCAGGCCCGCGGCGACTTCAAGCACATCCTGACCATGCTGGGCAGGATCGCGAAGCGGGGTCGCAAGGCCGGTGTGTGGTGCATCTTCGCCAGCCAGAACGGTACCAAGGTGGACTGGGGCAGCAAGGAGATGCAGGCCCAACTGCGGACCATCTTGGGCCTGTCGCTCTCGGCGGATCAGTCCCGCAACCTGTGGGGCTCGCTGGAGAACCAAGGCTGGCGCAGTACCAGCCTGCGGGAAGGCCAGTTCCTGCTGCGCGACGACGAACACCAGACCCCGGTGGTCAGCAAGGGCTGGTGGGTCTCGCACCGCGAGCGCCGAGCTCACGCGGCGAAGGCAGCGGTACTGCACAAGGCCCTGGAACCAACCGCGTGGGCCGCGCTGTGCGGTACCACGGGCGTGATCATCGATGTGCCGGTACCGCGGGACGACCGGGACCAGCCCGACGACGTGCTGGACTACCTGATCAACGAAGGCCCGGCTCGCGCGGAAGACCTGGCCACGCTGCTGGGCATCTCCCGGGCGACGGTGTACCGCCGGCTGGCCAAGCATCAGATGGCCGGCCGGGCGCGCTCCGACAACGGCACCTGGCGTGCGGTGGAGCGCGAGGCGGCTCGGTGACCGGCTCGGTGGTGGTGCTCTGCTTCCTGCTGGCCGCCGTGCTGTACCCGGTGGCCGCGTGGCTGCTGGATTGGTGACCTGGCGCGCGGGTGCTCGCGCCAGGCGTGCGGGTGCATCCGCAACACATGTAGTACGGGCGTTACGGGTATGCGTGTCTCATGATCACACGTCTCACGCCCGTGCGTAATGTGCGCAGTCACGGAGCGCTGAGATTGTGCGACAACGATCAAAACCCCAGGCCATTGACCTGGGGTTTTGTCTTATGCACGGCGAGGAATATAGGACAGTCTCACCGCTGTCTCGCGGCTAGAATTTCTTCCCGTGCGCCCCGATCCGGGCCGCGTCGGTGTGGTCGTGGCGCTGGGCGTTGTAGGCCAGCTTCTCCCAGAACGCCCCGTCCAGGTCGAGCCCGTAGGCCCCCGCGGTGTCCAGCACGCGGATGATCAGGTCGGCCAGCTCGACCGTGAAGCCATCCCGGTGGTGCAGGTGGGTGTCGTTGAGGTTTTTACGAAAGGCCTCCAGCGCCTCGCTGATCTCGCTGTGCATGAGCGCGAGCTGTTCGGGCACGTTGCGGTCGACGGGAAGGCCGGTCGCAGGGTCCCGCCACCACCGCAGGTTCTCCACGTGCACGCGGGCGGCCAGCTCGTTCAGCAACGCCGGGCGCGGCCGGTACGAAACGGGTGGGTCGAATTCGGGTTCGGTCATGATGCCTCCAGCATCTTCGGTTGCACTAGCTGCATTCCTCGCACACCCAGATGCCCTGGGGTCGGTAGATCAGGTCGCCGGGGAAGATGGTCCCGTCGCAGTACGGGCACCGGCTCTCGAACTGAGCCGTGGTCTGCGGGACTGACTCGGTGGGGTAGTAGCGCGGTTCTGCCTGGGCGATCACGTCGGCGTGACCCAGGCAGTGAGCGCACATGCTGACCGGCAGGTCGGTGCGCTCGCAGCGTTCCTCGCTCACGGCTGAGCCTCCGGGGCGGGCACCTCGGACGGGTCGGGATGGTAGGTGCCGTGTCCGGCGGGAAAGCAGGTCCGGCAGAGCTCGGCCTTACGAGCCTTTCCGGCCTGCCCGAAGGTGGCCATCGCGCCGGTGAGTACGCCGGTGGCGCCACAGGCCGCGGTCCAGTGGGTGAACCGCACGCGGTTCGGGTTGTCGCGCTTGTAGTACGTCCGTACCGCGTGCACGGGATAGCCGGCGGTGCTGGTCGCTGCGCTCATGGTCAGACCAGCTCCTCTGCCGTCTTGCGACACTTGGCGCAGAGACCGGAGCCGTAGTATTCGCCGGCGCGGATGATCTCTGCCAGATCATCGGATGTCGGGCCGTCGCACCAACGCACCGACTTCGACAGTGCGGAGCATGCCGACAGTGCGTAGTTCGAGCCGCTGCCTCGGATCTGCTCGTCCAGGCCCGCGATGTGAGACTTGCCCCGTGCGTATTTGACTGTGTAAGCGGCGGCGGTCTCGTTCTTCTGCATACCTCGATGTTACCCCCTCTAGACAGGGGGCACAACCCCTAGAGCCAGAGCAATGCCGCCGAGTTGATGATCACGTGCAGCGTGTTGTCCGCGATGATCATCAACCACACCGCCATCCACGCCGGACGGTCCTGGTGATATCCCGTCGCCCGACACTCGGACCACGGATACCGGTACCGCTGCGGAGCCAGCAGGTTCTTCGCCCACACGATGCCCCGGGCGAGCCGGTACCGGTCGATCACGGCATGGGTGACCACGATGACCAACAGGGCCGGCCTCGAGCGGGTGAGGGCCAGGAAGGGCAGGCCGTAGCTGACCGCGTGGGCGATCGCCGGCCACCAGCGCTTCGTCTTCTCCAGCGCCATCCAGTCGGACTGGATGAGGTAGTCCCCCACCGCGTGCGCCAGCAGACCGCCGAACACGAGCAGGGCCGGGTCCATCACGCTGCCGCCCGCCTGCGGTGTCGGATGAGTGCCATCCGCACCGAGTCGCGCTGGATGCCCAGCCGGGCGGCGACCTCGGTGAGACTGTGTCCCGCGCCGGTGAGACGCCGGTATTCCTCCACCACCATTTCGGCGGGCCTGGTGACCCGCTCGTGGTCCAGCAGGTCACCGGTCTTGCGGTACCGCTTGTAGCAGGCATTGCACAGGTTCCGGCCGGCATGGCGGTACAGGCCCACCGGGAGCGGCGCGTGTCCGGTGACCAACGCCCGGCCGCACACCTCGGAGTCGCGCAGGCCGCGGCAGTACCTCAAAGGGGTGAGGGTGTTCACCGCTTCACTCCTGCCCAGCCGTGCAGGTGGAAGGCCGCCAGCCAGTCCAGGATCTCGCCCGCGTCCTCGCAGGTGATGTGGGCGCTATAAGCACCGTCGACGGCGCCGTGATGGGTGACACACACCAGCAGCTCGCCGCCTCTCTCCGTCAAGGTCAGCGAGTCCGCATGAGGGCCAGCGTGCTCGACAACGGTGATCGTTGGTAGGCCTCCCGCGCCCGGGTCCCCTTGGGCGTAGCCTTCCACGTCCGGCCGTCGACCGACCTGCTGCGAGCGGGGGGCACAACCCCCTATGGCAGCAGGGCCATCCACGACCCGCCACCGACCACCGTCGCTCCGGCCATGCCGATGAACCCCGCCAGCAGGACGAAGGTCACCACGCTCTCCCCGATCGCCGCCCACACGCCGCCATAGCTCGACACCGTGCTGTGCCGACGCCCACGGCCAGCCTTGCCGCCGCCGGTGCGGAAGCGCAGCACATGCGGTGCACCGACACAGCCCCACCGCTTGCCGCCGCGCTGAACCGGCCAGTAGGCGGGGATGCCGTGGATGGTGAGGGCGTCCCCTGCGAGATGCGCCCAGCAGCCGAGCGTGGTCGCCAGCGCCACCGTGAGCGCCCACGGCTGGATGGACGGATGCGACTGTGCCCAGGCGCTCATAACGCCGTAGACGGCCCCACCGAGCAGCAACGCGAAGATCAGCGTATGGGTGAGGGTGCGGTGGCCGTTGCCGCACGGCTTGTCCAACGGCGTCTTGGTGGCCTCATAAACCACCCTGGATATCCAGCCGGTGAGCCACGCCAGCAGCCAGGTGATGGGACCCAGAACGCGGGACAGCTTGCTGCCCGGCTGGTCCATGTCCGGTACCAGCGCGGCCACGGTGGTGACGCCCACGAAGACGGGCAGCGCGGCCGGGCTGTGTGGCAGCGGCATGAGCGGCGCGGCCAGCACGCCCGCCAGCGCGCCCGAGAGCAGGTGCCCGGCGGCCATCATGGCTGTGACCCCTTGGGTGCGGACTCGTCTGGCTCACCGGGAGGCGACGCCACGCCCTGAATCGCACTGATCGGGTGCATCGTGACTCCCCGAACTTGCTGCTCGGTTGGCTCGGGCGGGTAGTGGCCGAAGATGCGCCGCAGGTAACCCTCTGCGGTGACCTTCGCCGCGAGTAGGCGCCGCTTGTCGTCGCGCAATCCCTCATCGACCAGCAGGCCAGCAGCGGCGAGCTGTTCGACTTGGTGCGCTGGGTGCGACGCACCCAGCTTGTCCCAGCCGCACAGGCAGCTCCTGGAATTGAGCCGTTGGTGCTCGACCAGGAGAGCCACGGCTGCCTCGGTGGTCAACTGAGCGAGAGGCGGGTGCTCTTTGATCCACCGTTCGGTCGCGTCCTTCATCGCGGCCCGCGCTTCCTCCGGGCTCGCAGAAGCGACCTTGAGAACTAGCGCGCCGAGCCGTTCGTTCTCGATCCGGAGCTTGGACAGCTCGGCAGCCAGATCTTCAGGCACCTTGTCAGCCAGCCGGGCGCGCGTCGTAGTGCCACAGCTCGGGCATTTCCACTCGGGCAGAACCTCGCTCGCGGCCAGCAAGCCGCGAGCAGCGTTCAGGACCGTGCGGGCTGTGCGGCGGAGATGGTTGGTGTTGTCGATAGGCAGCGTGTCGTAGTCGTAGCGGGCAGCATCGGCAAGTGCACGCGCGCCTGCCTCGGCGGCCTGCTCGATGGTGTCTTCGCTCGCGGCTGCGAGCCGCCAGGACAACAACAGCCCGCACACGGTATCGAACCCATCGGGACGGACGGCTTGCTCGCGCAGTCGCTCGCGCCAGTCGTCGGGCAGTACTACGACCTGCCCTTTCGCGGTGCCGGTCATCATGAGTCCTCACTTGTCGGTGCCGCGGCGAATCGCTTCATCTGTTCGACCGCGATCTTGGCGATCTTCATGCAGCGCGCACCGCCGGCACCGACAATCGGCACCGTGAGCAGGCTGAGGGGGATGGCATCAGCGATCGCGTGCAGCAGCTCGCGCTCATTCACGACGCGCTGGAGGGTCGACGGCAAGTCGGCGTCGACCCGGTGACTGGGCAGTATGCGGTCTGTGTTGCGGAGATCCGCAGCCTTGACCGCGTGCCGGAACTTAGTGATCTCACTCGCGCTCGGCGTCCAGCCGGTCTCGCGGTGGCGCTCCACGGTGGCGTTCATCGCAGCCCAGGCGGCGCCGCGTACCGCGAAGGGCAGCTCGCCGAAGTGATGCTCCATGAAGGTGGCAGGCCAGGTCTTGCGGAGGTCTTCGGCCATCTCGGTGAAGACCTCCGTGGCGGCGTCCATCGCCTCGAAGATGGGATCATCGCGCTCGGGCACATAGGCCACATTGGACTTGTCACTCCAGAGTCGGCCACGGAGCCGTTCCCTGAACTCGTCGGCAAGGTCATTGTTGGCCATGGGTCAGGATCCTTCGGTCTCGCCAGCGCGGATTTCGCCGGCGCAGGGTCGGATGGACAGGGCCACGAAATCGGGGTCCAACCCGAACTGGCCACCAGGCAAGACGTGCGTGATCTCGCGCAGGCAGGTCCGGCCGGTGTAGCGGCCTGTGGCCTCGGTCTGGTCCGCGAGGACGGTCCGCGCGTTGGGATCGTGCTCCAGTAGCAGGATGCGGTCGCCTACGCGGAAGCCGCGGTCATTGCGACGGAGATCCACGGTCTTCGCGCCGGACGCCACATCGGGAAATATGCCCGGCAAGGTCTTGAGCAGGTGCGTCCGGGTCCTCACGGTTCCGTTCCCCTCGGGGTTCGGGAATCGGCCACCACAGGGGAAGCCGTCCGGCTGGGTCATGCGGTCCTCCTGGCCGAATTCGCTGGGTGACCAGGTGTGGCGTCCACAGCGACCGCACGCGACGGACGGGGCGTCTTTGTGAAGGTGGCGCAGGCTTGCGGGGAGAGCGCCGATGGCGTCATCCAGCGCGTACCACTGCCCGTCATCGTCGCTCATCGCCTGCCCTGTCCGGCCGGGAGCGAGCGTCCGGCCTTGAAATTGTCGTAGACGGTGGCGCCGTCGTTGGTGTGCATGTAGGGCAGCATCACCTGGTCCAGCGTCACCATCTCGGTTTGGATGATGGCCAACTGGGAACGCACCCAGTCGCGGGTGATGCGCCAGGCGACACGCTCGGCGTGGGCGCGGGAAGAGTAGCGGCCCTCCACGCGCTGGCGGGTCAGCACGGCGTGCACGGCTTCGGCCCGCACCGGCAGCGTGTAAGCGTAGGTCTGGCCGCCCAGGGTGATCGAGAAGGACAGGCCGGTGACGCGGCCGTGGCCGTCGTACTGCGAGCCCACCTGGGTCGCCCCGGCCTTCACCAGGTCCCGGGTGATTTCCATGATGGTGCGGTCGACCGGCACCGAGGTCGAGTAGTTCAGTAGCGGCATGGCCTGGTCCTCTCCGGCCAGCGGGCCAGCTCAGGGTGGTGCTTGGCGGTGTGCAGGTCGGCGGCCTGAATGCAGCGCTGCTGCGGGTGCAGGTCGACCTTGCCTTTCTTGGCCAGGACGTAGTCCGTCCAGCGGTGCGAGCGCTGGAATCCGACGTGACCGCAGCGCAGGCATTCCCAGCGCCAGCCGGGGTGACTGCTCTGGGTCCAGCCGCTGCGGACACGTATCCACGGGTCACGCCTGGGTGACACGGGCACGGTCGATCAGGGTGGTCAGGTCGCGAAGCGTCTGCTCGGCGGCGTATTGCAGGTCATGATCTTCGGTCTCGAAGACGCTGTCGAGCTCGTCGCGTATCCGCTCGACCTCGGTCATGAACTCATCCATGAGTCCATCTTACCCCTGTTGAAAGGGGGGCACAATACCCATCTCTCCGAGCAAGTGCAGCTTCGCCCTCACCCGCTGCACCGCCTGGCTATCCGCCTGATAGATCCGGCCCTTGGGCGAGCGCCAGGTCCCGTCCGAGAGTGGCTGCCAGTCCGCCGGATGGTGGATGTCGCTGCGCACCATCCGGTTGCTGAAGTGCATCGTGCGCGTCGGGGCCGCCAGCGGGTCGTCGGCCACCACCTCGGTCATCTCGTCCAGCTCGTAGGTCTCGCCCTTCCAGCGGGCATAGGACGCCAGTTGCACCTCGGTGAAGGCGGCCTGCACCGCGCGCACCAGCTCGCCCTGGTTGGATGCCACCGCAGCCCAGCCGCGCGCCAGCGGGGTCGACACCCGCAGCCGCCCATCGGGCAACGTCTCCAGCACCAGGTTGATGGTGCGCACCTGATGCCTGGTGGCCGCCGCGCCCGGAAGCTCACCGGCACGCGGTGAGCTCAGCGGGGTGTGCAGCGGGATCTCGTTCACCGGCGTGACCTCCCCACACCGAGCCGCTGGGGAAGCTGGTGGCGTTCCTCGTTGCGCCCGCCCATCCGGTTCTCGCCGGATACCTTCGCCGACTCGGTGAGCCACGACACCAGGGCGTCCATCCGGTCCGGGCTGTCTTGTCCTTCCTGCCAGGTGGTCATCTGATGTTCGAGCTCGGGGAAGCGGCCGACGTGGTGCACGTGGTCGCCTTCGTAGAGCGGGCTGACCATCTGGGCGCGGAACGTCTTGGTGCCCTTGCTGATGTACTTGCGCATCGGGATGCCGGTGACCGGCAGGCGCAGCACGGCGGCCAGGTGCGGCCACAGTTCCCGCAGGTTGCGTTCGAGCACGGCGAGCTCGTCGGGGTCCTCGTCGCCGCGGGCGAGCTGGGCGATCGCGGCACGGAGCCCGGACGCGGTGAGCTGGCCGCCGGATGCCGGGAGCTGGTTGAGCACGAGGGCTTCCCGCTTGAGGTCCTTCCAGGCCTGCCGTCCCCGCTTGGCGAGGCTGGACAGGGATTGCTCGTAGCGGATGGCGGTGCAGCCGAATTCGAGTGCGGCGATGAGGGCGACCCGGAACCAGCGGTTGACGGTCATGTGCCCGGAGCGGTCGGCCAGCAGGTAGTACGAGTCCTGGGCGCGGCCGCCGACGATGATGCCGGCTTCGTCGCCGCCGCCTTCGTTGTCGGCCGGGTCGACGAACACCTCAATACGGGATAAGTCGGGAGCGCGATCTAGGCGATTGCGCTCAATCCAGGCACGCTTGAAGTTGGTGCCCTCCGGCGGGGCGGGGCGGCCTTGGTAGAGCGCGGCCCACACCCGCTCGCCTACGTCCTTGCGGGCGGCCCGCCAGTCGGCCGGGGTGCGGGCACGGGAGGACTCCAGGTAGGTGCCGGGCTCGCGACCTAGGGCGTCCACCGTGTCGCCATCGGCCAGCGCCGGGATGTTGACCTGCTTCCAGCCGTCCGCGATGCGGTTGCCCGCCAGGTCGCGTTCGTTCCAGCGGGTCTGGGTGATGATCACCGAGGCGGCGGGGGCGAGCCGGGTCCGCGCGACGGAGAGCCACCAATCCTCCTGGTTGGTCAAGATCAGCTCACTGTCGGCGTCCTGCCGGTTGCGCAGCGGGTCGTCGATGATGAGCAGATCCACCGGCCGGCCGGTCAGCGCGCCGCCGATACCGACGCTGGCCATGCCGCCGCGATGCCCTTGCAGGCTCCAGTCGGAGGCGTCGGAGTGGTCGCGCGAGAGCGACAGGCCCATCTCATCGCCGTGCGTCTCGATGAGACCGCGCACATAGCGGCCGGAGGCACGGGCCAGCAGGGCGGCATAGGAGACGTAGGCGATGCGCAGGTCGGGGTTGCGGTTGAGGGCACGGGCGCAGAAGAACCGCAGGGTGGTGGTGTTATGCGTAGGTGTGAACGCTTCCCCCACCAGATACAGCCCGTCCTCGGCGTCCACCGTGATGCAGCGTCCAGGTTCCGGCGCCACTTCTTCGATCGACATGATCGCGGCGCGGCGCCGGGTGCCCAGCGTGACCGCTGCCTTCCGGGTCAGACGCGCGGGGCCTTCATCGTGTGGCGTGTAGGTCACCCGCCACATCTGCTGTTTGCCTTGGATGCCACTGCTGGACAGCTTGGGCTCGGTCGGCCGGTGCACGTGCGCCCGATAGCCGAGCGTTCGCAGCAGTTCGGCGGTGTCGCGCACGAGCTGTTCGTTCGCGTTGTCGAACGACACCTGCCCACTGGTCGCGACATGGCCATCGGTGTCGACGAGTCCGGCCAGCAGGGCACGTCGCTGCTTCTCGGATGCCCGCAGGTACCGGGCCGGGACGTGTTTGTTGCCGAGCAGCCCGGCCGCGCGAAGGTCGGCGTGCAGGCCCCCGCCGTAGTAGTCGGTCACCACCCCGGTCCCGGCGTGCACACAGCGTGCGGTGTTCGGGTAGGCCAGCAAGTAGTCGTCATCGGCGTGGTGATAGATCGCGGCGCCCGTGCTGCGGCCGTCACCGAGCCACACGCCCAACGTGTAGGGGTCGATCGGGAGGTCGATGTCCGGCAGTTGGAGCGCTTCCCGGAACGGAAGTTGGAACCGGTAGCGATGGCCACGTTCCTCGGGCGTGCCCGAGCTGAGCGCCTGTGTCATCAGGTAGCCGGTTTCGACGGTGCGCCATCGGCCGGCGCTGCGGTCGTAGACGGTCCACTCGTGCCGGGGATGGACCAGGATCTCCGCGTGGTCGGTGGTGCGCACCTTGAGCCACGCCTGGGCTTCGGGGTGGGTCTTCCGTACCCGGGTCGGGCGCCCGGACGGGTGCAGCACCAGGTCCCCGACCCGCAACTGGCCGTGTGTGGTCCATCCGGTGGGCGTGGGTACGGGCGTGCTGTGCGCGACCAGCTTGCCTTCCTGCGGCGGCATGGTGATGACCAGGCGCCCGGCGTAGGCCTGCTCGCACTCGTCCAGGGCCGCGTCGATGACCGCCAGCGCCGGGGTGGTTTTCACCGTGTAGTCGAAATGCTGGGCGAAGGCCAACGTGGTGGGGTGCTCGCGCAACAACCGCGCCCGCCGGGATCGCGGACTATCGTCGCGCCCTTCCAGGCGGTCAGCGGCCTGGAGAAGCGCGCTCATCTAGGACGCCTGCCGGCGCATCTCGCGGGCGGTCACCGACTTCGCCCGATCGGCCTGCTCACCGTCCACGCCGATCGAGTCGAGCCCGGCCTCCAGCGCCGTCACGATCATGTCGGCCAGCCGTTCGTCGATCCGGGCCAGCCGTTCGTCAATATTGAGTTTCGCGATGGACACCAGGACCCGCTCGCACCGGTCGAGGGCACGCTCGAACAGGACGACCTCGCCGCGGATCTGTTCGGTATCGCCGGTCTCACCACCGCCGCGGTAGCGGAGACTGTTCAGCTCGGACACGTGAGCTGCGAGGATGTCTTTCCAGCGGACCACTTCGCCGGCGAGGCGAGACAGTTCCGCGAGGGGATTCTCAATGGACTCGGGCCGGGTGTTGAGCGGGTCGAGGTCTTTGAGGGCTCGCCGGGCCTTGTCTTCGGCGCGCCGGGTGTCCCAGTGTTTCTCGTGGTTTCGGGTGCTGCCGCCGTGGAGTTTGCACCGGCCGGATCCGGGGTGTCCGGTGCCCCATCCGGCGGGCCTTCTGCAGGGTCCGGGGCTCTGCCGTTTGGGGCCGCCGCACAGGCTTGGGGTATCAGTGCCTGGTGGGACACTACGCAGTGTCATGGTCTCCCCTTCCGGCTGTCTCGCAGGGTCCGGGCGAGAGTGTCATGGGATTCACGCGAGATGGTGTGTTGATCACCCTTGTGCCCGGAGCCTACCCCCTGTGATTGGGGGTGGCACGCGGTGATACTCAGGGTGTTTCGGGGAGACCCCCATAGGGGTTAGTACAGCGACGCCCAGGGGATTGTCTGTATCGCCGTGAAGCCGGCACCGCTCATGTCCAGGGTGCTCGGTGCCGTCGTCGCCGCTGCCGTGCCCACTCCAGTGGCGCCGGAGGGCGTCTGTCCCCCCATCGGCAAGGGGAGGGCGGTGGACTGCACGAGTGCGGCGAGGCTGCCCCGGGTCGCGGCGGTGGAGGTGAACAGCAGCGCCAGGTATCCCGCCGCCAGCGCTACCGGGGCGGAGAAGGCGACCTGCTTGTAGCCGGTGGCGTTCAGTGGCGCGGTGCGGTCTGAGTTGACTTTCGCCAGGGCGGCGACGTTGGAGCCGAAGTAGCAGGTGACCAGACCGGTGGCGGTGCCGGCCGCGGTGACGTAGAAGCGCATGCCGGTGTAGGTGAAGCCGCCGGAGTAGCCGAGCAGGATCGCCACCTGGTTGGTGGTGATGGCATAGGCGCTGTTGACCGCCCAGTGCGGGATGTTGGCGGCCAGCTCGCCGCGCAGGATGTACTCGCTCACCCCGCCGGCACCGGTGAGGGTGGGTAGGTAGCCACCCAGGGTGGCCGCGTCCGCCGCGCCGATGCTGGCGGGGGTGATGGGGTCGAGACTGCCGGTGGCGTGCAGTGCGGCGTGTTTGAGCGGCACCCCCAGCACGGTGGTGGACAGGTATTGGCGCATGGCCACCGCCAGCGCGTCGTAGCCCTGGGCGGTGGGGTGGGC